AAGACACCCGGCTTAAATAAGAGTGGGAGACGAGCGTCGTCTTCCACGTTCCTGACTTTGGCGAAGTGGTATCGCGATGGATTGTAGCTCCACAGATCGGGTGTTCGAATCACCCAAGTCAGAACCACCTCTGCTCTTGTAGCTCAGTCGGTAGAGCGCCAGACTGTTAATCTGGATGTCACAGGTTCGATCCCTGTCGAGAGCGAATTTTTATACGGTACCCTTTACCTAATGCAGTTTGTGTCGCGAGACGTGCTCCATTAAGTGACGGCCGGGACCATAAAAACCACCGAGACCAAAACCCGGGCGTGTACCGTCCACCGGACGTCCAATTTTCGCGCGTCCTATGACGCACGAGGTAACGCAACATCCTCGTGTGGTCTTTATGTATGGTATAGTCTGAATAGCCACGTCGTCCGAAATCGACGTGCCGATTCGGAAACTCGGCCCGCCATTTCTTTTGGGGCAACGGGCTTTTACGCACACGTACAGTCACAGTCATGTAAAGTGTTGATAAAAAAACGGCGCGCCTGACATTCATGTACTTACGGACCATTCAGGCGAGTGCTCTGCGTACAATATTCGAGGTCCTCAAGGATATTATAAACGACGTGAATGTCTATTTCGAACCGACCGGCGTAAAGATTCTGACGCTCGATACGGCGCGCGTCACGCTCGTGCACATGTTTCTGCCGGCCGAAAATTTTGAAGAGTACGAGTGTGCGAGCGAACTCATCGCCGGTCTGAACATGGCCAATACGTACAAGTTGCTCAAGACTGTGACGACGAACGATTCGCTCACGATGCGTATTCACGACCGGGACATTCTCGAAATTGATGTCGAGAATACGGTCAAGCACACAAAGACGTCATTCAAACTCAAACTCATGGATATCAACGAAGACATTCTAGAAATTCCGGACATTCACATGGACCTCGTGACGACCGTACCGTCGGTCGATTTCCAGAGGATTACGCGCGACATGGCAAACCTGTCGTCGAACATGTCTATTTTCCGAGACGGGAATTCGCTCGAACTCAGTTGCCAAGGTGATTTTGCCGACCAAAAGACTATTCTGGATTGTAATTGCGAAGATGTGACCGCACGCGTCGGGAACATCTTTTCGCTCAAGTATATCAACATGTTTACCAAGGCGACGAACCTTTGCGCGAGCGTTCAGCTTTTACAGGATGGCGCGAACAGTGATATGCCGATCGTGTTCCGGTACGCGATTGCTAATCTGGGAGACATTCAATTTTATCTGGCACCTAAAGTAGACGGCTGATAAGACTCTAATGGAGCGTCGGGTCCACGAACGTATAAAAGAACTTGAATTAGCCGGTGGGGACATTGGTGAATACTTGGCGACGTGCATACCGTACATACGCGAATATACGACGGACCGACAAGGTGGCGTCGCCCGCAAGGATATATACGATTCGTACATGCTTCACATCGAGGGCGACGTGACCGGTATCCAGAACCATAAACCGGGCGGAGTTCATCACCAAAAGGCGTGTTCGGGCTGTGGTGCCTGGCACGCCCATACGATCGACTCGGCGACCAGCGATCAGATTTGTACCACGTGCGGTACGGTCGAATACGTTCTGAGCGAAGAGCGCGGCTATAAAGAAGAACAGGAAATGGACCGAAACGTCGTCTATTCGTACAAGCGCGAAAATCATTTCAACGAGTGGGTCGCACAATTTCAGGCGAAAGAGTCGACGAGTGTACCGGATGAGATTATCCAGCAGTTAAGGCTAGAATTTCGAAAACAAAAAATCAAAGGAACTTTCGAAATTACACACCTCAAAGTTCGAAGTCTTTTAAAGAAACTCGGGCTCAACAAGTACTACGAGCACGCACCGTACATCACCACGATCCTGAATGGGGTCCGGCCGCCGACAATGCCCCAGCCGCTCGAGGACCGACTCCGACTCATGTTTGTACAGATTCAAAAACCATTCGAGAAACATTGTCCACATGATCGTAAAAATTTCTTGTCGTATAGTTTTGTTCTTTATAAATTCTGTGAACTCATCGGCGAGGATGAATACCTGCCATGTTTTCCACTTTTGAAATCGAAAGACAAATTGTACCGCCAGGACCAAATATGGAAACTTATCTGTGCCGAACTTAAATGGGAATTCCTACCGACGTCCAATAGTGTCTAGTCGCCCCAAAAATTTCCGCGAACAAAACGCCTTGGTACCCATACGGGATGGGTCGGTTCTTCAAATAAGGGGGCTGGTGTAGCCTGGACGGCGACATCGTACGTCTTTCGGCGTCGTATTTTGGCCACGACAATCCCTATGGCGAATCCGACGGCAAATTCGTACATACACATACCATGTTACACCTTTTTAAGAGCAACCTGGGCTGCATTCTGTTCGGCCTGTTTTTTGGTCGACGCAAACCCGGATCCGGACGCGGTACCACCGAGTAAAACTTCGACGTGAAATGTTCCATCCGGGTACTGACCCCGAACCTGGTAGTCCGGCAAAGAAAGGTGGGCCGCTTGACACTGACGCATAAGTTGATCCTTGTAATTGTCGTCCGTCAGAGACACGTCAACTTGTTCAAAGGCTGCAAATACAAACTTTTTGGCGTGGACCATACCGAGATCGAGGTAGATGGCACCTATCATCGCCTCGAAAACATCTTCGAGGATATTTGGATTTGTATTCCAGCCGTTCCGAATCCCTTTATCGTCCATCAGAATCCATTTATGGAGCCCGAGACGTTCGGAAATTTCGCATAGCGTCGTACCCCGAACCATCTTGGTTCGAGCCTTTGTCAAGAACCCCTCTTGGTGCTCTTCGTATTTATCGAAGAGGTGACGAGTGATAATAAAACCAAGGACGGAATCACCCATAAATTCCAACGTTTCGTATGAACCAGTCAGTCCAGAGTACTTTTTCGTTGCAGATTTATGGGTGAATGCGCGCTGATACAGAGACAAGTCTCTGATTTTCGTACCTACCAATTTTTCAAGAACACATCGATCCAGAACTGGAGCCGTCTCCATGTACAATGTACATCTTTTTTGTTTAAGCCTTGGCGGCCACGGGCTTCTTCACCGGGGGCTTCTTGCTCGCGGCAGCCGGTGCCGAGCCGGACGCCTCAGAGGCAGCCGCCGCCGGTGCCTTCTTCGGGGCGGGCTCAGCCTTGATGTAATGGTGGTTGATATACTTCTGGATGTTCAGGAAGGTTACGTTGATACCCTCGGGCGGCGTCAGAAGATCCTTCAGGGTCGCGTCCAGGTTAATCACCTGGCCGGCCTTCAGACCCTGTAGCGTCACGTACTCATTGATACGCTTGGTCACCTGGGAGCGAGAAATCTTCTCATCAGCTGCTAGCTTCAGGAAAGCCCGCAGCTTGTCGGAGACCTCCAAAGGCTTGTTGAAACCGTTGTTCGAAACTCGTGCCTTGGACTTCTCGCCCGTCGGATCCTCCAGTAGAGCCTTCACCCGGCGTAGGTCCTTGCGCAGCGCCTTGATCTCCGCCTGAAGAGTCAGAAACATTTCGTTGGTAGCCTCCATTGATACCAAACATACCACGGACGTCTTTAACTTCGTACATTACGATCCCGATGAGTACGACGAGCATGGGCCACGTGAGCATCGGCCCGATGTTCATGAAAAGTATGACGTGCCAGAGCTTGATCCGACCGTACACCGTCGTGTCCCTCAGCATCTCGTATATCTTGCCTGGATCCAGGTTCATCTCTACCCTACGATGAGCTTATTTTTTCGTCAACATAACCGCCGCCGTCACGATGATGGCCACGAGGAGCGCCGTGGTGAATACCGCCACGCCTATCGGTAGCCGACCGCCGGAATTTCGTTTCGTTGCGTTATAAAAATAGGAAATGAACAACATCAGGCCAAACAGTATACCGATCAGTATGATCCACCAGACACTCTTCGTGTCTGCAGCTGCAGTTGCACTTCCCGTCCCGTCTTTGTCAGTCGTCGTCTGTTTTGAACAGTCTGTCGGGCAACACCCGGGGTCACAGCCGGTCTGTATCCCGTCCTGAACATGGGCACAAATCCACGTTGGATTAGACGCCTCGCCGGTCGCGGGTGTGACACCCGGTGTCACCTGTGCACGACATTCACACCCACGGCCTGTATACTGTGGACCACAAATGGTGCTGCTCATTACTTAGAGGCTTGAAATGTTTTCAAGACAGAAAATGCTGTTCGGGACGCCATCCAAACTCCAGGACGGTCGCTATTTCCTGAAGGTTACGAATGACGAGGGTCAGAAGGCGATGCACCAGCTGAACAATGTACGACTCGTCATCACGGATGATAACCAGGTGACCGTCACGGGTGTCGACCCGTCCCTGTTCAGCCAGGTTGACGACCAGATTATTACCCAGGCCAAAGAGTGTAAGGTGCTCTGGTTCGGTAAGGAGATTTCGGACGAGACGGTAGTCGGTGCATACCAGACGAGTCTCAACCCAGAGTCTGAACTGTGTGCGTCGCTCACAACCATCAAGGGTAAGATTGTCACGACCGCTTACGACACTCAGAAGAAGCAGGTGACACTGGCCGACGTCGGGACCGGACCGGTCGACGCCTGGTTTGAACTCATCGGTCTCGTATTTACGAAACGTACGTTCGAGCCCGTGTGGAAAGTTGTCCAGGTGCGGATCAGGTCGGCACCAAAATCTAAATTTCCGCGCGAGTATCTCTTCCGGGACGACGAGGACGACGAGGACGACGACCAGGAGGTTGACCTGTAAAAAAATTCGCAGTACATTATAAATATGGACGGTAAAGGTCTGGCGATTCTTATACTTCTGGCCCTGATTGCGATGATGCTCCTGATGCCCCAGCGTAGCGGTTTCGAGGCGGCGCCGTCCGGTGCTGGCACCGCTCTCGCGGCGAGCGGCCCGATGATCAGCCAGGGTGGCCAGCAGAACGACGGGCCGTCGGCGCTCATGCCTGGCGGTGCCGGTGACCTCCTTGCGCCGTTTTCCAGCGATGGTGCCGGTATGTTCTCCGGCGGCGGCTTTAAGATTGGTCAGGTCCAGTCCGACCCTAACGTCGGTCTGATTCCCAAGGAGGTTGTGACGACCGAGGATTTCGGTCAGTTCAGCCCGGATGCAATTCTGTCCGGTCAGAGCTTCCTGGACCCGCGTGCCCAGATTGGCTTCCCGGAGACGATCGGTGGTAACCTGCGTAACGCCAACCGGGACGTTCGGTCCGAGCCGCCCAACCCCCGCGAGGCCGTGAGCATCTTCAACCTGTCGACCATCCCGCCGGATACCATGCGCCCGAAGTTCGAGATCCAGAACGAGTACAAATAAAGAAAACACACCTGAATAAAATAGATGGCGTCCGGTGGTATTAAAGACATTATGACCGAGTGGCTCGAACTGAAATCACAGTTGAAGTCGGCCCGGTCCGACATCAGCGTGCTCAATAAGCGTGAAAAGGAACTCAAGACGGTCGTCCAGACCTTTATGAAACAAGAGTCGACCGATGGCGAAAAGGTCGAGGTGAAGATCCACGACCACAAGGTTTCTCTTTCATCTAAAACGAGCCGCGGTAGTATAACAAAAGAAGTCATCCAAGAAGGTCTTCGGACATTCTTCGGTGGTAACGAGGCTCAGGTCGAAGGTGCTTACCAGGCCATCGTCGACGCTGCTCCCCTAAAGGAGAGAGACACTCTTTCTGTAAGAAAATGGGCCTGAACAACGAATACCGCGACGACGCTCTGTACGCCGACGAGACGATCGATCCTCACGAGAACGACGACGACCCCGACGATCGCGAAATTCTGCTCGACCCAGAGACGTGGCACGATTGGCACAGTGAGGACCTGCTCAACATGTGGATGGGCATGCAG